GCGGTGCGGATTCCGCCGGATGCTGTGGGTCGAGCCGAACCCGGCGCTCGCAGCCGATCTGCGATCCCGCGGTCTTGAGGTTGCCGAATGCGCGGTTGTGCGCCGGCCCCGTCCAATCGGCCTGCATGTCACGTCGTGGGACCAGCAGTCCAGCGTTCTTCGTCCGCTGCGCTACCGAGTCACCGAAACCGTGACCGTGGCTGGCCGCCGGCTCGATCAGCTCGACACCGCTGGCTGCAACGTCCTGACGGTGGATGTGCAGGGAGCCGAGATGTCGGTGCTACGCTCCGGCCCTCTCGACCAGTTCGACATGCTGATCGTGGAATGCTCGATGGTTGAGCGGTACCGCAGGCAGGCCGCCCCCGACGAGGTGCTCGACTACTGCCGCCGTGCCGGGTTCCGTCCGGTTGCGGAGCTGCTGCACGGTAGGGGGCGCATCGTCGACCACGTCCTGGCGCGTGCGTCGTGAGGGTGCTGATCCTGTGCGCCGGCGACGGCATCCGCTGGGACAACTATCTCGGTGTGCCGAAGTGGTTGGCGCCGGTCGACGGTGTGCCGATCCTGCACCGCACCGTCGCGTTGCTGAAGGAACGCGGCGTCACCGATATCCGGGTCGTCGCCCGGCCCGGAGACGAGCAGGCGGCGCAGGTGCCCGGCGCGACGGTTGAGCGGGCCCGGCTCGACCCCAACAACTACGAGGCCGACCGGTTCGTAAGCTCGCGGCACCTGTGGTCCGACCAGGGCCGAACCTTGATCTTGTACGGCGACGTGTACTACACCGACAACGCGATGGACACCATCGTGGACGACCCAGCCGCAGGCGGCGAGTGGCGGGTGTACGGGCGCCCGAAAGCCTCGAAGATCACCGGGTGTACCCACGGGGAGCTGTTCGGATTCTCGTGGCGGCCCGAACATCATGCGCAGGTCGACGATCGGCTCGCCTACGTCATCGGACTCCGCCGCGGCGGCGTCATCAACCGGGCGCTCGGATGGGAGCTGTTCCGTGCCCTGTGCGGGCACACCGGCGCATCGGTGCGCAGCCCGAAGGGCACCCCATTCGACCGGATCGTGAAGATCGATGACTGGACCGACGACTTCGACAAGCCGAAAAACTACGACACCTGGATCTACCGCCGCTCGGACGCCCGCCGCCGGGTTGCCGTCCTCGTGCCGTGGCGACCCGACGACGGACCACGCGACGCCGCCTGGGCATGGCTGCGGGAGCGGTGGCGGCGCAAGCACCCCGACTGGCAGATCATCGAAGGTCACTGCCCTGACGGTGAGTGGTCGAAAGGCGCCGCGGTCGCCGACGCGCTGGCTCGCACCGACGCGCTGATCCTCGTGATCGCCGACGCAGACGTGTGGTGCGGCGGCACACCGGAAGCAGTGGACAAGGTCGCGATCGGGCAGGCCCGCTGGGCGGTCCCGCACCGGCTCGTCCACCGGCTGTCCGAGCAGGCCACCGCGGACCTCACCGCCGGGGCCCTGTCCTACGAGCGGATCCACCGCGCCGAACTCGCCGAACGGCCCTATGTGGGTTACGCCGGCGGCGGTATCACCGTCATCGACCGTGATCTGCTGGCCAGGGCGCCGATAGACCCGCGGTTTGTCGGCTGGGGGCATGAGGGTGAGGCTGCGGCGCTCGCCTGGTGCAGCCTGGCCGGCCGGCCGTGGCGCGGCGCCGCCGACCTGTGGCACCTGTGGCATCCGCCCCAACAGCGCCCCACCCGTGCCGCCGGGTCCGCAGAAAACCAGCGCCTCCTGCGCGCCTACCAGTCGGCAGCCCGCCACCCGGAGGCGATGCGCAAGATCCTCGCCGCCGCAGACGGCAGCCTATCCCCACTACCAAAGCAACCGGCCAGAGGAGTAACCAGCATGCGCTTCATCAGTGAAAAGTATCCCGAGTTGCACATCCCCACCGTGGGTGTTCGGTTCCGGGAAGGGGTTGCCGACGTGACAACCCGCGGCGCGGTCGCCTACCTGCAGACGCCGCAGATGCGGCGGCGTGGAGTGCGCCGTGCGGACGCGTCCGACGTGGCGGCCCCGGCCGCTGGGCAGCCGGTGCAGGTGACCGAGCCGGCGCCACTGAACACCCCCGAACCGGAACCGGAGCCGGAGTCGGTCGAGGCTGGTGACGCGGCGCCCGAACCATCGCCGGACGACGAGAACGACGCCCCCGACCCTGCCGCCGAGCAGGACGGCGACGACCCCGCAGACAGCGATCTGCCCGCGGGGACAGCCGCCGACGTGCTCGCCTGGGTCGGCGACGACCCGACCCGCGCCGCGGAGGCGCTCGCCGCCGAGCACGGAAGCGACAAACCAAGGTCGACGCTCATCGCCAGGCTCGAAAAGGTCGGCGGCTGACATGCCTGCGGACCCGACCACCGACATCGGGATGATCCGCACGATCATCGCCGACCTGGACGAAGCCGAGCCGTTGTTCACCGACGCCCAGCTCCAGGGGTTCCTCAACCTGGCCGGCGGCCGGGTCCGCCGTGCTGCCGCTACGGCGCTCGACACGATCGCCACCTCCGAGGCGCTGATCTCCAAGCGGATCAAGACCTTGGACTTGACCACCGACGGGCCAGCGGTTGCTGAAGCCCTGCGGCGGCATGCCGAGCGGCTCCGGGAAGAGGATGACGAGGACGAGCCGTGGGGGCTGGAGATCGTCAACTACGATCCGTGGGCCGCCTACCGCCGCCGTACCGGGGCGTGACCCGTGGTCGGCCTGCCAGGAAGCGGCGGCCTGCCAGCAGGGCGGGCGCTGCACCCGCGCTTCGACTCGCACCATCGGCCGGTAGCCGAGCAGTTCCACACCGCACAGGTGCGGATCCGCCGCCGCGACCCCAACGCGCAGCCGCAATGGGACCCGACGGCCGGCAGAAGCGTGTACCCCGACCCGGTCACGGTGTGGACCGGGTGGGCGCGGATCCAGCGCATGTCGCAGATGGAGACCCCCCGGTCGGTCGGCGACCGGCAAGTGATCCTCCGCAGTGCGACCGTGTCCATCCCGGCTGACGCCACGGAGGTGATGATCTCCGACGAGGTGGAGGTACTCGAGTACCGCGACCCCGACGCGGGCGACCCACATCTCGTGGACCGTCCGCTGTGGGTGCACGACGTGCGCCCCGGGTCGATGCTGTGGCAGCGCGACCTCGTTGTCCTGGACGCTCCGCCGACATCCCGCTAACCGGACGGAGGTGGGCTATGTCGTCCATCGGCTTCGAGGCGTCCGAGCTGCGCACGCTGGAGCGCCGGCTGCAGCTGGGGGAACGCGACGCGCGGGTCAAGGCCAGCGACGCGGTCCGCAAGGCCGCGTTCGAGATCGAGCGGCGCGCCAAGATGCGCGCCGCTGTCGACACCGGCAACATGCGCAACAGCATCAACACCACCATCGAAGGCGACGTCTACAGCGCCCTGTCCGCCGAGGTCGGCCCCGAAGCCCACTACGGAGTGTTCGTCGAGCTGGGCACCGAACGTATGGCCCCGCAGCCGTTCCTCGGCCCGGCGTTCGACGAGGTCGAGCCGAGTTTCATCCAGGCCCTGCAGAAGATCGATCCCCTGGGCGGGGGTAGGGCCGGTGCATAGCCAGATTGAGCAGGAAGCCCTCGACGTGTCGCGGGCATTCGCCCTGGAGGTAAAGGCGATCCTCGAAGCCGCCCTGGCCTGCGACGTGTACTACCCGCGCGTCGACCGGCCAGACAGCGAGCTGACCTACCCGTATGTGGTGCAGTGGCTCATCCCCTCCACCAAGCAGGTCGTCAACCTGACCGGCAGCCTCGTGTCGGTGGACCTGCGTGGCCAGCTCACCGGCGTCGGCCGCGACCAAGACGAGGTGCTGTCCGCGCTCGACCGGGCCGGGTTCGCGCTCGTGGGCCGCCGCATAAACGGGCTGCCCGGCTGGAAGTCGGGCATCGTCCGGGAAATGCCCGTGCATCAGCCGGTCTCCAAGAACGAAGAGGTCTGGACGCCGCAGCACACGCCGACGTTCCGGTCGTGGGCGATGTTCAGAATGACCGCGGAGCGGGCTCCGCTACCGGCGGGGTCATAGCCGCGGCTTCCGGCGATACCCCTCCTGCCCGCCGCCCGCGTCTGCCGCCGCTGCGCGTTCGCGGCGCCGCGCCAGCTTGCCGCACACCATGCTCACCGCCGCACCCACGAGCCCGGCCAGAAACAGCACCGGGTCCAACGCCGTATGCACCCCGAGCAGGTTTCCCGCGAGGGGTGTAACACCCACCGCGACACAGACCCAGCCGGTGATGTACCAGAACCGCTCGCTCATAGGCCGGCACCTTATCCCGTCGCGTCGCAGTCCGCAGCGGAGGTGACTGGTTGCCGACATATGTCCGGCTTCGGTCGCTGACCACTGGCCACCAGTGGGACGCCTGCGAAACCGCAGCCCGCGCCTACCTCGCCTGCGGCCGGGTCGAAATCGTCGCCCGCCGCAGCCCTCACGTCGCCGCCAGCCCGCGGCCCGCTAAGCCCCTGCGTGACCTCGCAGGGAACCCGGCCAGACCTCGACCACGGCCGCCGCGCCGAACGACCAGCAACAAGGAGTGATCATGACGCAGCCTGAGCCGAGGTCGATCCCGGCCGACGGGTCCGTGAAGGTCCTGTGGGTGCCGGAGATCGCGGACCTGCTCGCCCCCACGGTGGCCGAGCTGACCGCCTCGGAAGTCATCGACCTGTCCTGCTATCTCGCCGACGACGGGTGGCAGCCCAGCACCGACGAGCAGGTCAGCACCGACGACCGTCTCTGCTCCCGGCAGACGTATGAGCGGGTCGGCCGCCACACCGAGCAGCTGGACATCGTCTACGTCTACCAGGGGCAAGATCTTTCCGCCGCCGACAACAAGGCGTTCGCGACGCTGCGATACCGCGAGCACGGATACATCGTCTCGCGGTGGGGCGCCGACTACGAGATCCCCATCGCGTCCGGCGACCTGGTGGACATCATCCCGGCCGAGTGCGGGCGGCAGCGGAAGCAGGCGCCGGAGGCCAACGGCCGGCTGCGGATCCAGCAGAAGATCTTCATTCGCGGCACGCTCCACCAGGACGTGGCGGTCGTCGGCGGCAGCTGACCCGAGACGGGGCCCGTGCGCTACCTGGCCGGGGCGCACGGGCCCTCTCACGATTACCGGCCATCACCGGCCAACAGGAGGAGCAAGTGTCGAACGCGAAGAAAGCCGCACCGCGGAAGAAGGCGCCGGCGAAGGCGGCTGAGGCGGCCCCGCCGTCCGCCCTCGAGCAGGCGGAGGGCGCCCCGCCGGAGCGTGCGGACATCCACGCCCTGCTCGCCGGTGGTGCGGCGAAACGGGCCGAGGACTTCGTGTCCCTTTGCCTGGCCGGGGACCTCAACCGGCAGTGGGCAGAGGCCAAGCGGGAGCTGGACCGGCTGTCAGACCCCGCCGCAGGGCAGGGGCGGCTCACCGACGGGTCCGGCCGGCGGCGCATCGCAGCCCAGATGCACGACATCGAAGAGCGGATGCGGGCTGCGACGGTCGACTTCACTGTCCGGGCGCTGCGGCGCAAACGCACCGGCTCCACCCCCGCCGACGAGCCGGTGTGGAGCGAGCTGGTGGACCAGCACCCGCCCCGCAGCGGCAAGGACGGCAAACCCCACCCCCAAGACGGCGCCGGGGTGAACATGGCCGAGTTCCCGGAGGCGCTGATCCGCGCCTCCGTTGTCGACCCGGTCCTCACCGATGAGGAGTGGGACCAGCTGCTGGGCGACGCCCTGAACGACTACCAGTTCGACCGCCTGTTCGAGGCGTGCTGGCGGCTCAACCGCAACGGGGTCAACATCCCTTTCTCGCACGCCGCCTCGAAGATCCTGAACTCCGAAGCCGGGTCGAGGCGGCAGAACGGCTCGGCATCAGCCTGAAACGGCTCGACGGGTGGGAGCCGGCCACCTACACCGAAGCGCGCTACGACGAGTCGGGACGGCTGATCGGGTGGGTGTCCACCCCCGAAACCGAATGGGACGACCAACAGCAGGGATGGATGCTGGCGCTGGCCGAATGGCGCAACTCACGCTGCAACCGGTGCGGCGGCGATCTGGCCGAAACCACCGACGAGCACAACGACGGAAGCCCCGGCCACGCTGGCTACGCACCGGCTCCGCCGGTGCGCTGCCACCGCTGCACCGCCCTGTCCCGCTCCGAGAAGGCATACCGAGATGCGGAGCATCCCCATGCGCTGATCCATCAGGTGCATCTTCAGCCGCCCCGCCGCAAACCGCCCGGCAGCTAAACATCCAGCGAGGGCGGGGTGAGTGCTCGTGGCCGCTCCGTGTCCGTCCGGCTGCAGGCGCAGGTCGCCGACTACGTCAACGGGATGCGGCGGGCCCAGCAGGTCACGTCCGATTTCCGGCAGGAGCTGGGCGAGGCTGCGCAGGAGGGCTCCAGCGATCTGACCGGCGTCGCCAACTCGGCGATCATGATGGGTGGTGCGATCACCACCGCCGTCGCCGGTGTGGTCATGCAAGGCGCCAAGTTCGAGGACGCCATGGCCCAGGTGCAGGCCGTTTCGCACGCGACGGCCGAAGAGTTCGAGTCGATGCGCCGACACGCCATCGAAATGGGCTCCAGCACCGTGTTTTCGGCGTCGCAGGCGGCGGAGGCGACCGAGGAACTGGCCAAGGCCGGCCTGTCGGCGGCGCAGATCACCGGCGGCGCGCTGCAGGCGTCGCTGGATTTGGCCGCCGCTGGCGGGCTGGATCTGGCCCACGCGGCCACCATCTCCGCGCAGGCCATGAACATGTTCAACCTGTCGGCGCATGAGGCCGGCAGGATCGCCGACGCCCTCGCCGCCGGCTCCTCCCGGTCCGCCACCGGGGTGTCGGCACTCGGCCAGGCGATGGAGAACGTCGGCGGCGTGGCGTCCTCCGTCGGCTTCAGCGTCGAGGAAACCACCGGCATCTTGGCCGCATTCGCCGACAACGCCATGGAAGGCAGCGAGGCCGGCACCAACCTGCGCACCACCCTGCTGCGGCTGCTCGCCCCCACCGACCAGGCCAAGGGCCTGATGGACGATTTGGGAATCTCAGTATTCGACGCGCAGGGCGAGGCCAAGGGCGCCGTCGAGATTGTGCGTGAACTCGAGAACGCCCTGTCGGGGATGAGCGAAGAGCAGCGTACTTCCACCCTGAACATGTTGTTTGGGCAGCGGGCGATCCGCGGCGCCAACATCCTCTACCAAGAGGGCGCCGACTCGATCGAGGATTACATCGAGCAGGTGTCCGAGGTGGGGGTCGCCGGCGACACCGCCGCCGCCCGCCTCGATTCCCTGCAGGGTGACGTGCAGCTGCTGCGGTCGGCCCTGGAAGGGCTGGCGATCGACTCCTCCGGCGCGGCAACGGGTGGGCTGCGGATGCTGACGCAGACCGTCACCACCCTGATCGGGCAGATCAACCAGATGCCCGAATGGCTGCTGACCTCGTCACTGGCGTTGGCCGGGATCGTCGGGGTGGCGCTGCTGGTCGGCGGGACGATGCTGCGGCTTCAGGCCCGCATCGCCCAGGTCAACACGCAGCTGGCGGCGATGGGCCCAGCTGGTGCAGCCGCCGCACGCGGCCTCGGGGTTGTCGCCGGGGCCGCCAACCGCGTGTTCCTCGCGTTCGTGGCGCTGCAGGTCGCCGAGGCTATCTTCTCCCAGTTCGACCGGTCCGCTGCTGACGTTGACCTGCTACGGCAGTCGCTGGAGCAGCTGGCAGACGGCGGTGAGGTCTCCGGTGAGGCGCTGCGTGTGTTCGGCGACGACCTGGCCGGACTTCGTGACGCCCTGGCGGTCACTGGCCCCGACCGGAACTGGCTGGTCGGCGTCGGCCGCGAACTCGCGAACATCATGCCGTTCCTCGACCGGATGCAGGGCTGGGTGACCGGCGGCACGTTCCGCCAGGCCGCCGAGGATATCGACGCGTTCGAGCAGGCCCTGTTGGCGATGATCGCCGCCGGCATGGGCCAGGAGGCGTTCGATGCCGCCGCGACCGCCGCCCACGAGATGGGCATCTCGTACGGCGACCTCGAGGAGCGGATGCCCGCGTTCGTGGCGGCGCACCGCGAATGGGTGCTGGCGCAGCGGGAAGCTGAGGACCAGGCTATCGCCCTCACCGACTCGTGGCAGTCGGCTGTCGAAACCGGGCAGCAGCTGTCGGACACCTTCGATGAGCTGACCGGCGCGGCCCGGTCGTCGGACCGTATGCAAATCCGGCTCCGCGACACCATGGATCGGGTTACGGAAGCGATCGAGGAAAACGGCCGGGTTGTTGAAGAGGGCGCCGAGTCGTTCGACCTGCAGGATGAGAAGGTGCGCGACTCCGCGTCTGCGCTGCTGGACCTGGCCGATGTCATCGGGGACACCGTCCAGGCCGTGTACGAGGACTTCCTCGAGACGACCGGTGACCAGGCGGCGGCCCTCGAGGCGACCTTCCCCATCTATGAGGAAGCCCGGCAGCATTTCATCGACAACGCGATGGAGATGGGGTTCACCGAGGAGGCGGCGGAAAACCTCGCCGACCGGTATCTGGCGATGCCCGAGACTGTCACCACCGAGGTGGAGCAGCCGGGCATGGAGAAGGCGCAGGAAGAAGCGGAACTGTATGCCGACCTGCTGTTCCTGATCGGCGAGACCGATCGTCTGCAAACCATCATGGAGTTGCCGAATGTGGACGACCGGATCGCCGCGTTGCGGGAATACCGTGAGCAGCTGAGGCTCATCAACGGGACTGTTGTTGAGGCGACAGTTCGGACCATCAACGAGAACATTGTCCGCGACTTCGGGCCGAACGCGCCGCAGGTGGAACGCTGGGGCGGCGTCCACACCCCGGCCGAAGAAGGTTTGCTGCGGGCCGGGGTGTACTCCACCCGCAACCCGGCCCGGTACGCGTTCGCGGAACCGGCCACCGGCGGGGAGGCGTTCATCCCGCGCCGCGGCGACCGCGACCGATCCCTGTCGATCCTGGCTGAGGCGGCCCGCTGGTACGGCGCCCGCGTGCACACGGGCGACGGAGACGGGGCTGCCACGGCAGCTTCGGTCTCGACCACCTACAACGTGTATCCGCAGCGGGCCGACATCACCGTGCACGACCTGGAGGCGCTGCAACGCCGCCAGGACGCCCTGCACCGCGTCGGCCGACCCGGATAGGGGGTGACACGTGCCGATCCCAGTGCGGCTGCAGGTAGTAGCGCCGCCGCCACCGCCGATGCCGCCGCAGGTGGGGGTGCTCACGCCGAGCTGGTGGCCGCCGGACGGGTCCGATCCGGTGCCGCTCAACCCCGACGGCGCCGCCCACATCACCCTCGACGCCTGGTCCGGGGTGACCGGTGCGGCGCCGGTGCGGGTCACCACCGACCCCCGACTGCGGGGTGGGGTTCATGTCCGTCACGTCCAACCCCAGGCCCGCACGATCATCTGGCCGCTGCGGTTCCGGGCCTTGACCCACATGGGACTGGTGGTGCCGTGGCGGGAGATGGCCCGCAAATTTGCGATGACGCGTCGCCACGGGCCGGGGCGACTGCGGATCGACCGCCCCGACGGCACCGCCCGCGAAATCGAAGCCTGGTACGAGGGCGGATTCGACGGCGAACCCGGCCAAGGCTGGCTGGAAGACACCGCGGTGCTGCAGCTGCTGTGTCCGGACCCGTACTGGCGTGACCTGACTGTCCGCAGCGTCTCCCGCAGCCACGCCGAGGGGGTCGACTTCTATCAGCCTTTCCTCGGCGTCTCCCGGGGGGCGGTGCTCGGCGAGACCACGATCCACAACTCGGGCTCGGTGGAGGCGTGGCCCGAATGGGAGATCACCGGCCCGGCCGCGCTGGTCACCGCCACCAACCACAGCACGGGCGAAGAGTTCGTGCTGGCCCCGGATTGGGACGGCGACGGGCCGCTGGCCGCGGGGCAGACGGTCACCGTCACCACCGACCCGCCTGGGGTGATCGGCCCCAACGGCGAGGTGTGGACCGGGGCGCTGAACTGGCCCGACGCATCCCTGTGGGGGCTCGCGCCTGGCCGCAACGATGTCGAGTTCCAGGTCGACGGCTCCGACGAGGGCACCAACATCCGCTTGTCGTGGCGCACCCGCCACGAAACCCCCTAACCCGCCGAGGAGGTGGACGTGGGCTTGGTGCTGCTGGTCACCGACCGTGATCTCCGCATCGTCGGTGACCCGATCACGACCTGGCGCAGCCTCGAAGCGGTCCCCCGCTTCAACGAGGTGGGCACCGGCGCGGTCGTCGTTGAGGCCACCCCGCAGGTGCGCGCCCAGCTGGCGCCGGGCAACCGCATGGTCCTCATCCGCGACCACAGCGT